CATTGTATCATGCAAATTAAAACCACATTGCATAAAGTATAATGCCTGTTTAAACGATGTTCCAGATTCACTACCTTTAATTGTTGCATCACCAACTATCCAGGCTACAACTCCACCGTCTTTTGTAACTCGGTATAATTCTCTGGCTATATCTTCGAACGGAAAGCTATATCCTTTATACTTTCTAAGATTATCATATGGCGGAGATGTAACTGTTAAATCAATCATGCCATCCGGCATACGCCTCATTGTATCTAAGCAATTCTCGTTAAATACTTTGTTTATCATGCTGCGTCGGGTTTAGATTGTTGGTTGAGGGATTCGATATAATTGCAACGGGCGGTATAGGCTTCAAGTTCTGTATCGTAAAGACCAATATATGTATGTTTGTGGTTTATCTGTGCCACAGACTGCCATCTCCCAGTCATCTTATGAAGGGAAACACCCTTATATTTACTTGTGTATTTTAACTTTCTGTCTATTTTCATCTTAGCCAAAAATGATTCAAAAGTTCCATTTTCAATTTCTCTCAACGCATCTTCATATCGCTTCTTCGCGTCCAATTCATTTTTAAATGAGCCTATGTTATACATCTTCCAATTATATCCTATTCCGGCAGACCAGTTGTTCTTATCCTTTCGATAGCACACTCCGGTAAATTCCGATGTGGTTTCCCTTCTTTTTGCCGCATCCGTAGTGTTATATCTTTGCGTGCAGACTTCGAGATTAGCTAATCTGTTATCTAATTTATTTGCATTAATATGATTAATAACCCACTCGAACCGACATGGTTTATGGTTTAAGAAACACATTGCTATTATCTGGTGAAACCCCGGAGTTTTAGAATGAACCCCATCTTTACGTAAACCCAAAACCCTATACCCATGAACATTTACATATCCCTTTAAGATTCTCTCTTTTTGTGTAAAGTGTCCAAATCCATTCCATAATACTTTTTCAACACTTTTAATTCTACCCATTGTGCTTCCTTTATAATAGCCTTCAAATTCCGGCACGTCAGCCCATACTTCACCATCTAAATCCTGTAAACTAAATAAATTTTTCATGGTTAATAAAAAACGAGTATCATATCAATTACAGGTAGTCGGCTGTTTTCGATATGATACTCTTAAAATAAGTTAGTTTTACGGCGACTACTCCGCTAATAATCTGATACAGTACAAATTTACGGATTAATATGTACAGTTGTGCCTACGAAAATTTATAATTTAAAGATTTAACTTAATTTGCTTTGTAGTCTGAATTATTTTGCTATGACAAGACCAACTATGAACTTAAATCCGTATCTTTGCGGAACGTATAAATTTTAAATAGAGCCAATAAAAAGAGCCAATTATCCAATTAGGATAGTTGGCTTTTTTTATATCCATAAATATGCTTTTAACTTTTCAACAGTCGCAAAAATTAAAGAAGAAAAAGAACGCTCGTTTTTTAAACGATGGCTCTCAAACTAATGTATTCCAGTGCCAATCCAAAATTGTAATTTATTGCGGAAATAGAGGTTGCGGAAAAACAGACCTTATATTAATGAAAGCATTACCGCATTTAGATAACCCACAGTATAACGCGGTGTATTTAAGGCGAGAAGTAAGGGATGCAGCCGGAGTCGGAGGTATCGCAGATTCATCTAAAAAGATATTTGGTCAATTCGGAACCTACCTATCCAGTCAGGCTAATATGACGTGGAATATGACTTCGGGCGCGCGGCTTAGTTTCGTTAATTATAGCGCACCACTGGATATATTTTCCAACCAAGTTCAGGGCAAAAATTTCGGTTCGATATACGTGGACGAAATAACTCAACTTTCTATGGATAAGTTTGATGTGATATTTGCCACGCTAAGAAATTCGTATGGATTAAACGGTCAGATTTTCGCTACGTGTAACTCGGATTCGTCAAGTTGGATAGCACAATTAATATCGAGATGGCTCGATCCTGAGACTGGGTTTCACCGTAAAGACATGAATGGCAAGCAGTTATACTTTTTTCAATTCGGGGATACGATTTCAGATTCCGTGTGGGGAGAGACAAGAGAGGAATGTTATGAGTTGGCTAAGGAATACATAGAGCCTTATTGGGATGAAAATATGTCCAAATACAACTCTCCTATGGACTGCTGCATATCAATTTCAATTTTTGAAGGTCGCTTGTCAGAAAATCCATACCTAACCGGAGAAGGTAAAGGTGGTGGTGATTATATGGCTGCATTGCTAAAGGGCGGCACAAAGTTAAAACAAAGTAATGCCCGGTGCTGCTGGAAGCCTGTTGATATGGGTGACTCTTTAATTTCAGAATCAGCAATGAGACGCTTTTTTGATAATTCGCCACAAACTAACGGAATAAAATATGCCTCACTTGACGTGGCAGCCGGAGGTGTCGATAAAGCCGTATTATGGATATTTGACGGATGTCATATAACTAATTGCTATATGTCTGATAAACTGGACGCAAAACAATTAAGGGATTGGCTTACAAGAAAGCTAAATATAGAAAATGTACTCAATAAGAATTTTGCCTATGACTCAATAGGGGTAGGCTTCGCTCTGAATGGATATTTTGAGGGTTCTACTCCTTTCGTATCCAATGCTAAAGTTTCGGAAGCAAGTAAGGTTGACGGAGCAGACGGCGCGCGAATAAAGATTTTCTCCAATGCTAAGGCAGAGGTAGTTAGCAAGTTTTTAGATGTGCTAAAAGATAATAACGGCACGGGGGAATGTGGAATAAGCATTGAACCAGAACTGTTAGAACGGACATTTTACGGACAAACATTAAGAGAGCATTTAATGAGTGAAAGACGGGCAATTCGTTGGCGTGATGATCGTGAAGGTGTACTACAAATAATTGACCGCAAAATGACTAAATCTATTATATCACATAGCGCCGATGTTATTCTCGCTTTAATCTATCGGTTCGCCCTTGACATAGGAAAGCAGACACCATTCAAGCCCATGCCTAAAACACAACTTAGAACATTACATAACCTATTAATACGCAGATAATTATGACACCGGAACTCATAGTGTTCAACAAAATTTGGTCGTTTCCTCGACCTAAAAAATCTTACATTAATGAAACCTTTAATTCACAATACGATGATGAGAAGGTGAGTCAGCAACGGTTCTATGACGAGTATCATGTATCGGGTCATAAGATATTTGATAGATACTACTATAAGGATATAGAATTAGTTGATAAGGATGATAAACTAATTGGTTATCAAGAAGTTGACAGATTAGCTTTTCCAATACAATTCGAGTGTATAGATATTATACTTGCACATGTATTAGGCAACCATACTCAATTTAAAGACAGTACGGTAGGAGAAAACAAATACGATTTAATCGCAAAGTATAAAGAGTACTGGGACACGAAAAACATGGAAACGTTTCGTAACGATTTTATTAAAGCTGCTTTGTCAGTAGGAGATGTCGCCGGACTATTTTATTTCGATGAAGGTGTCTTATGTACTAAGATATTCTCATTCTTAGATGGTGAGCGTATTTATGCCAAAAATGATAAGTATGGTAAGTTAGAGTATTTCGGTAGGTTCTATTCAATAATGGAAGCTGGTAATTTAGTTTCTTATTGTGATATAGTAGACAACGCATATTCAACTACCTATAAACAATTTACCGACTCTACATGGGCTGTGGTTAGTAAAGGATTGCACGGATTCAAACGCATACCAGTTGTATATCATTTTAGAAAAGGTGGTGCTTTCTGGACTCCGGCACAAAACAATATAGATAAATTAGAAATACTTGTATCTGAATTGTCGGAAGATAATCACAGCAAAACGAGAGCCATTTATCATATTGCTACTGACAAACCGGAATCATTAGGACAGGATAGAACGGGCGGTGCTACAACGGTTGTTACCGATAAAGATGGCAAGTTCTCTATGTTACAAGGCGCGGATATATCAACACAGTTTACCACAACCTATGATATTCTGACAGAACGCATTATGAACCCGCTTGGAATGGTTTACCCTAAAAGTAAATCGTCCGGTGATATGCCAACTGGTTCTATGAAGATGATGTTTTTCCCAACAGAACGTACCGGAGTGCAAATACACCATGAATTTAACGCGCCACTTGACGCAATTAATTCATTGGTCAAAGAAGGTATGATACGCGAAACACCAAAATTAGCATCTGAACTTATTGCATTAAACATAAGTGCGTCATTTAAAATGTACACACCACAAGACGATGGCTCAGTTATGACGGCACTCGGAACGGCTAAACAAAACGGTTCATTATCAGAACAGACAGTTGCCGAAAATATGCCTTATGCTGCAAATGATGAAACTAAACGGTTAGAAGATCAAGCAGCATTAGCGGAAAAGAAACTTGCAGAACAGAACGCCCAAATCGCAATTGATACACCGCCCGTACCAGCTAAACCTAAACCTAAAGTATAATGGCAATCCCTATAAAAACCAATACACCACCCAAGATTCAAAAGAAAGAATCGCGGGTGATTAAATCCGGCAGTGAAGATTACGAGATAATAAGAAAGCTCGCGTGTGATTTATTAATAGCTAATCAGAACCAAACTACTGCCTATGACATGTTTCGTAGGGCTACACAAGGCGATGCTTATACCGCCATTGACTCACAGCGTTCGGGTGCAAGTATATTCTTTAACAAGGTAGAGAATATACAATACATGGAATTTCGTAAAGTTGAAATATATAAACATGGATTTGACGAGTTCTGTAAATTAAAAGGGATAGAACATACTGAATTTAATGAGGTCGAAAATAAAGTTCACGAAAGGTTAATAGATAAGACACCATCTGAAATACGTGTTGAAACTCTTATCGACTTACAGAGAATTATAGATAGTGTTGCAACCGATGATATAACGTTACTTGCAGCAATAAAACAAAGAACTGAACTTTCCGACGCTAAATATAAAGATAAGGGTGCTGAATTATCTGCCACAGAAAAATCAATAATTTTTTACCTTCCAGCCCCACTTTGTTCTAAGTGCCCGAATAAGAGCGAGATAGAAAACCAATTTAAACAAACACCCGAAGTAGATGCAGAAATTGCAGAATATATCGGACTAAATGACGAAGAAGATGACGAAGCGGGAAATTGAGGATGCTTGTTATAGTTATTTATCCAAAGCGATAAGTAACTCTAATTTAGCACAACATGAAGTGTTAGACCGGATAAAGACAGCTACTAAGGATATAATCGCAATCGCATGGTTACTTCCAGATAAAGGTAAAGATTTCCGGTTCTCGACAAATCAGAAAGTACTTATCGTTATGTCGGCTATGAGAAAAGATATTATAGCTATAATTAAGAATCGTGTCGATATAGAAAAGAACATATCATCAAGACTAAATAAAAAGTTAGGTATAGAAGTTACCGATTGGGATGCAGTTGATTGGATAGATTCAGAACGCTATGGAAAGTCATACGGTGAAAGGCTTGGCATATATTCCCAAAGATTACGATTCGAATTGGAATTATACATAGCAATCGGACAGGATAAAGGTTTCGATCAATTTCAAACCTATGATATGTTTATGTCAAATATATTCAGTCCAACCACAAGTACAGATGCTTTAGATGCTACTTTATTCAAAGCTGCATTAGCAAGTCGATTAATGGTAGTACCCTTCGGAGGTTATAAATCAGGAATGCGTAGTATTGAAAGACTCAACAATGATATGTTAATGGTTGCTTATCACACATCGAATAGAATGTCGTGGTCTGGTAAAAAAATGTTTAAATACATATTGACAGCTAATGATTCAACGGTATGTGCTACATGTCAAGGCAATGTTGGATTTACTTTTCCGGTAGAAGAAATGATCGTTCCAGTTCATCAGAGATGTAGATGTCAAGAAATTCCTATACTCGTAAATGATTAAACAACAATGGCTACCGTTAATTTGGTAGCCATTTTAGTTTTTATTTTAATATCCCTCCGTTTTGCAGCCATAATTCTACTCTCTGCCAATCTACATACGGTCTTTCTGACATATCTGGATATAGTAGCGGACACCCAAGTGCCGCATCATCTAAATAAAGCTGTCCGTATGCTTTAGGTGATTTAGTCCACGATTTCTGATCTGGATTTTCATTTATACCAAATAAAGGTATATCATTTTCCTTGAACCAATTTACAGCATCGGTTAGATAATTACCTCCAACAGAATGAATATTATAATCATTACTCGTTGGATTTTCAATATCACTACGCATGGTAAACAATACCAATTTATGACCCTGTTCTACTAATCGTTTTAAAACCGGAACTGCTCCAATATCTTTACCTACTAATGGGAAATCGTGAGTAACACAAGTTCCGTCAAAATCCACACATATTATCATAAATACTTATTTTTTACACATTCAATTATACCCAACACCTCTTTCGCTGCATTTACATTATGCACATTACCCAACTTCCAATCGACTTGTTCTTTCACAATATCCGGTGCGAAAACTATATTGTCATCAATTAGTCGTCTATTCCATTCCGATTCATTATAATCACCTCGTTTGATACATCGGGCTTTTCTTATGTCATCCGGCACATCAAGATAGAATGAAACTACCTCGTTATTGAAGTACTTTTTAAAGCCATCTAAGCCGACCATATCAAGAACGGCACAATAGTCCTTAGTACTGTCGATAGCGGCTCTCTGAACGCCGTACCACCATGTAGCAGGCTTGTTATCTACTAAAGTATTATACTTACGATATTCGATCAAATGATTTCCGTCAATTAACATTTGAAACGTTTCATCCGATACAAAATGATATGGATTGCCCTGACTTTCGCCATCTCGCATTGGTCGGGTAGTTGTTGATATTACAAAGTCGAAACCGGATTGTTGTAATTCGCGAGCGCATGTGTCTTTGCCACTGCAACTCATACCGAGAATTGTGATAATCATAATTTCTTTTTTAGGTTTTTAGGTAGATA